GGAATGGGGCGCGCCCATCCCCTTGTCGACGCTGACCGCCTCGATATTGCCGGAAGCCTCCAGGCACCAGTCGAGAACCGTCTTGACCTCCGGCGCGTTGGCCGAGTCGATCACGGGGACCTCGACTCCGAACCACACCCGACCCGTGGAGCCGTCTATGGTGATTTGCGTCCACTTCTTCTTCTTCATGTCGGCGATGTCGAGGGCGGTGCAACCGACGACGCAGGTCTTGTCCATGGCCCTGGCGACCACCGCCGCGTGGCTGGTGGCTCCGCCGGTCTGGGTCAGGATGCCCGCCGCCGCCGCCATGCCGGCAATGTCGTTGGGGTTCGTCTCATGGGTCACCAGAATGCAAGGGACCTTGCAATTAACGGCTTCCTCCGCCGTGAACACCGGAACGCCGACCGCGACGCCTGGGCAGGCGGGCAATCCCGTCAGGTTCGCCGGCAGCTTGGCCTTGGGGTCGATCGTCTTGCGCCGGATGACCTTGTACTGCTCGGCGGTCAGCCGGCTCAGCGCCGTCTTGCGGTCGATCACGCCGTTGGCTGCCAAGTCCGTGGCGATCTTGAAAGCGGCCCTGGCGCTGCGCTTGCCGGTGCGGGACTGCAGGACGAACAACTGGCCCTTCTGGACGGTGAACTCGACGTCGACCATGTCGCGGTAGCTGGCCTCCAGCTTGTGGCAAAGCATCGCCAGTTCGCCCTGGATCACCGCCCACTGCTGGCCGTGCTCGCCGCCGATCTGGCCCATTTTGTCCACGTTGACGGGAGTGCGGATGCCGGCGACGACGTCCTCGCCTTGCGCATTGGTCAGGAACTCGCCCATCATCATGTCCGCGCCGGTGCTGGGGTCCCTGGAGAACAGGACGCCGGTGCCGCTGTCCTCGCCCATGTTGCCGAACACCATGGCCTGGACGGTGACCGCCGTCCCCATGCTGTCGTCGAGGCCATTGATCTTCCGATACTCGATCGCCCGAGGGTTCATCCAGCTCTCGAACACCGCCTTGATGGCGGCCCGCAGCTGAGCCGTCGCATCGTTCACGGGGAACGCGAAGCCCTTGTTCTGGGCGAAGGCTTCGGCGAAATCCATGGTGACCTGCAGCAGCTGCACGGCGGTCAGGTCGGTGTCGGATTTGGCTCCGACCGCCTTCTTGGTCTTGGCGAGCTGGAAATCGAACACGCCCATCGGGACGCCATAGGCGGTCGCGCCGAGCATCTGGATCAATCGGCGTTGGCTGTCGGCCGTTGCGCGCTCGCCGATGCGCCCGACCCAGGACGCCCGGTTGTCGGCGGTCAGGCCGACATTCAGGATGGTGTCCATCATGCCGGGCATGCTGACCGCCGCGCCTGAGCGCACCGAGACGAGGGGCATGTAGCCGAACTGTTCGTAAAGCCAAGTCATCTTGTGCCCGGCCTCGACCATCAGCTGATCCATCATCAGCTCCTGCATCGCCGGCTTGTCGGCATAGGCCAGATAGCTGTTGCAGATTTCGGTCGTGATCGTGAAGCCGGGGGGGACGTTGAGCCCGTCCCTGGCCATCTGCACGAGGCCGGCTCCCTTGCCGCCGAGGATGGCCTTGTCCGGCTTGCCCTGCCAGTCGCAATGACTGGCCGAGAAACGGAACATGTAGTTCTGGAAATCCTGCACCCAAACCTCCTGTTCTGGTGATAGGAACAACTTAGCACCTTGACCCAATTTGTGCAATTAATTTCGACAAAAATCCGCAATTAATTGCTGGCGTGCTCATAGTCGGCGGCAAGCATGGCGATGGCCTTCTCCAGCCGTGCCTCGCCCTCGGGGTCTCGCCTCACGTTCAACTCGTCGGCGAGCCATTGCGCGGTGGTGCGGGAGCGCAGCAAGCGAACGCCGCCGGTGCGCGTGCACGCCTGCTCCTGGCCCTTGCCGTCCTGGATTTGCCGGACGACGCGCCACCGGCCGTTCTTCGCGCCCGACGCCGCGCGCCATTTGGCCTCGGCGACGACTTGAGCCTTCGCCACCGCGATCTGCTCCGGGGTGTACTTCATCCCGTGCAAGCTCCGCCCACCGTGTAGGGCTTCGGCTTCTGCCGGAAATCCTTGATCGCGTTCATGCCGGGCAAGGGAGCCGTGCCGCCGCGCAGGAACGTCGTCTCCCCCGCCCTGGTGAACAGGCAGCTCCAGCTCTTGACGGCGATCGTGCCGGTGACCTTGGGGACGGAGCCGCACTTGCCGCCGAGCATCTTGGCCATCCGCTCCTTGGTGAGGGGGGCCTTGCTCTCGCGCAGCGCCTTGGTGAGAACGGGCAGGAAATCGCGCTCGACCTCGACGCACAGCCCGTCGGCCGCGTTGGACCCGCGAACCCAAATGTGAACCGTCATGCAAACCTCCTGTTATGCTGACATAAAAAGGATAGCATGGAGGCTCGTTTCTTGCAATTAATTTCAATATTCACGCACCCGGAAGATAATTGGCGTAGAAGCCCATGATGCTCGCCCTTGTCATCAGCTTGCCGGCGGCCTCGCGCCACTTGCGTTCGTTGATCATCCACACCGGCCGGAACCCGTTCGTGTCGGGCTCCTCGTCGCGGACGTCGTCCATCAGCAGAAGCGACACCAGCACGGCTTGGTTCCCCTTGTCGCGCAGGCGGTTCTCCTCGACCAGCAGCAGGACGAACATCGCCGTGACGTAGAGCGCCTCGCGGGGATCGTCGACGCCGAAGTCCCTGAGCAGGGTCGTGGCGACGTCGTCCACCTGCTTGGCGACGCGGCTGACCGAGAGCATGTCCAACTCGGCGAGCGGCGCGACCGAGGCTTGGTTCAGGTGGTGCATGACGTCGGCGCGCATCTCCAGGCCGAGCGTCTTGCATTGCTCCATCATGAGGAACAGCATCATCGCCGGGACGGATCGCTCGATCACGGCGCGGTCCCGGTTGCGCAGATCGCGGGAGGCCGTTTCCTGCGTCTTCATAAAGGCTGTCCTCTGGTCGCCCGCCTGGGCGTTTTGGGGATGATGCTGTCGACGGCCGGCGGATCATAGGCCGGCATGTTCAGGGCGCTCGACCGCGTCGAGAACGCCGAGATGTCGTTATGGGCCTCGACGCCGGTCGAGGAATTGGGCTTCTCCGGCTCTTCCGGGTAACCGCCGAGCCGCTGGGCGAGCGCGTCGCTCCTGTCGTCTCCGCCGAGCACCTCGATCCCGTAGCCGTCGACATAGACGGTGTAGCCGAGTTGCTTGGCCTCGGTCCCGAATTGCGCCTGGGCCGAGTCGGAATAGAACAGGTACTTCACGATGCCTCCTCGTCGACGTCCCTGGGTGCCAGGCCGCGCTTCTCGCGCATCCTCGCGATGTAGGAGCGGTTGTCGGGCTTGGCCTCTTCCTTGGGCTTGGGGGCCATCACGGTCGCCGGGATGCGGTGCAGCGGTATCTTGTGACGTATCCAGACCTCGCGGGCGCGGGTCAGGCCACAGATCACGCCGGCAATGCTATCGGCGACGTCCTTCGAGCCATTGGGCGGATGGTCGATCTTCTGCTTCTTGGTGTCGATCTCCAGGCGGCAAAGCTCCTTCATCGCCTTGGGATGGAACGGTGCGCTCACCCGCCCGTCGTAGAACGCCTGCTTGGTGATGTCGTAGGCGAGCGTATCGGTGTCCATCGAACGGATGCCGGTGATGAACCCGGCGGTGTGCAGGAGCTGCATCGAGTCCTTCGACTGGAACGTGTCGAACGTCACCCACTTGATGGGCAGCTTCATCTTGTCGCGCAGCGTGTAGAGCAGCTGGCGAATGTTCTCGAACTCGATCTCGCCGTTCCTCGGCGGCTTCACTTCCAGCAGAAGGTCGAGGACGATCTTGGGCAGGGTCTCGATGTTCGGCCCGCGCATCACGTGCTCGAAGCCGGGAACATGGCCGACGACGACGCCGGCCGAGTCCTTGGAGAACGCCAAGTCGACATGCGCCCAGCGGGGCTCGTAAGGGTTGAGCACGCGCTTGGGGTAAAGCTCGATCCGCGTCGTCTTGAAGTCACAATCCTCTCGCGAGGCGATGGACTGTATCTTGCCGAACGACTTCACGACGGCCTCGACGTTGACCATGAACGGATGGAGGGCCTGGGTCGCCACGCCCGCCACGTCGCGCAGCGCCTTCAGGATGTCGGCGTCGAAGCTGCCCCGGTTCTCGATCGGGATCGCCATCACGAGGGGATCGTCTTCCATGGGCATCGCCTCCTCGTCTTCGAGGATGCGGGGCTTGCGGGCCTCGTCGCCGATGAACACGCGGAAGGTCTCGCCGCAGAAGCGATCGGGCCTGATCTGCCACAGCCTCTTGTCGTAGACGTAAATGCGTGGATTGGTGCGGGCCTGGGCCTCCAGGATGTCGGTGAACTGGCCGGGATAGTTGCGGCTGGAGACGATGCACAGCATGCCGGGCAGCCAGCCCCGGTTCATGAACCGGCTCTCGCGGCGGCGGGCGATGGAATTGTAGTTCTGCACCGCCTGATCGTAGACCGCGCCGTCGTGGTTGACCTTGGAGTCCTGGACCACGCTCATGAAATTAACTTCATCAATCAACGCGCCGATCACGTTTTGTCCCAGCGCCGCC